TCTTCACTTAGATTTAAATGTCTTTTGTAAGATTTATCAATATTAAACTCTGGCAATCTAACCCCATGTAGACCTAAATCTATATTTTGGAATTTAGACGAAAACGCTTTATCTTGTATAATGGAATTATTCATCTTCGTCTTCCTCGTCTTTTTTCTTTTTATCTATTTTATCTATTTCTTTATTAAACTCCCTAAGACCAGTAGAGAGTACTCTCATTGAATTTCCATCTTTCAGAGAGTAAAAAACATCTGCTTTACCATTTTTTTTACCTTTTTGAACTGTAATAAGTAGATATTCCATTCCAGACTCGTCTAGCTTCTGAAGCATATCATAAATATCATCTAGCGATGCCATATTAAATTTCTACCTGCCATTTTAATTTATTCCAAACTTTTAAGTTTAATTCAAGATCATTTATTGCATCGTGCAATCTATCGTAGTCATGTTCGATTCCATTCTCTTTACCCAAGACTGTTAAAGAACTTCTTACATTCTTTTTTCTTGTATGGTATATTTTATATTGATATTCTAATAAGTTTTGTTTTGGATTATATGGAATATCATACTTTATACCCCTAGCAATTGCATTTGTATCAATAAATTTATTAACAATATGATGCCAAGAACATCCCATTTTCTTATAATACTCTTTTATAAGATAAATGTCAAAACCTAAAACATTATGCCCTATAATATAATCAGCATGATCTAGCCAATCTTTTATTGTAGGAAATATTTCTTTGGGATCTTTTCCTTCTTTTTGGACTTTCTTGTGATCATACCTCGTTATTTTTGCTGCATCCTGACTTATTTTTAAATCTGTTTGCCATTTTAAATAGAAATTTTTTTCATCTATTTTATTGTCACCTTTAACTTTAAGCATAGCGATTTGCCAAGGAATATTATGGCAATAATTTAAACATAAATTAAATGTTTCGCAATCAATAAATACTAAATTTTTATTAGTATTATATCTTAATAAATGTTCATCCATGAGATTTTCCTTCGAGGTAACTTTCAAGACAAAACTCATCACTACTCATATGGTCTAGTTCTGGCTTGTTAAGAGTACTTCTATTATTGATGCATCTAAATGTCAAGTATGTTTTAAAATCTTTCTTTTTATTGTAATAAATACTTTTTGTATTTAATATTTCAAGATCATTTTCTTTGCAAAATGCCATCATTTTATTCTTTACTAACAAATCAAATGGAAGGTCGTTTTCTTCTAAAAACACTATAGGTTTAGTAAAATTAAACTGTGGGACACATATGAAATTTTTTAATGTATTATTGAATATAAAAGAATCATAAAATGGTATAGCTAGTATTAAATCATTCTCATTCCAATTAGATTTTAATATTTCATAATCTAATCTTGGTTCATAATAAAACCCTGTTTTTGCGCCAATACTATATAGTTTTGTTAATAACTCGTGGCCATTTTTATTTTTTGCAAATAAAATTATTTTAGAGTTTTTGAGTCTGGATTCATCACTTTTATCGTTAATTGATTCTGTTATAGTTATTCTAAGTCCATAATTTAACTTAATGTTATTATTTTTGCAATTAAAATACGCTTCCAAAAAAGAGGACATATTATCTTCTACTAGGAATAATTCATTCATCTTGTTTTCTTTGCAAATTTGAATTATTGAATCTGGATAATCGTCTTGTTCGGCTTTGTCTTCAAGAGTAAGTATTGACCTACCCAATGAATAATGCGATTTAAAAAGAGGTATCATTACTACTAATTTAGTACAAATTTAAATAAAAATCAATCTAAAAAATCATCCTTTAGGACTTTTTGCGTATTATCAAGAAAATAGTCCTTTACTTCTGATTTCTTAAATTTGGGACATCCTTCGTATTCTCTAGTCTCTATCTTAAATCCTTTAATATCTTTAAAGTTGTTTTCAAGACTTGTTTCGACTATTTCATTTTTTTCATTCAATTTAACATAATATTCATATGAATCTTTGTATGGGCATTTCCAACCACCTATTTGACACATCCATTTATTTTTATCATTATCTACTGCGAAATTAGCTTTAGCGGATTCTTCATTGAATTTATTAATATAATCATTAATATGCTCTAAATAATGCTCAAATCCTTTAATTTGTTCGTCTGTGAATACTAATTCTTGAATTGGCTGTTTTGGAAATCTTAAAAATAAGAATTTAACAATAGGCTTTAATTTTGGCCATAGTTTCTTACTAGCTAGACTATACATCATAGCTTGAATATTGGCTTCAAGGTCATCACCCCTAAACTTATATTTGGAGCTTTTATAGTCGATTATATGCATTTCTTTTTTGATTTTAATAGGCTTATCTATAAAGCCCTTAATATGATATTTAGGTTCTTCATTTACAATATCAAAATCATATTCTGGTTTAACTATTTCTCCATCTTCTCCAAAAAAATCATTTTTAAGACCAACCAAAATCATATCATTTAATAGTTTGTAATTACTTTGGTCTAGTTTAACTTTTGCTGATAATTTATTAACTAATCGTGCTACGCCTTTATCACCATCTATAGAATTCTTCTTTATAATTCTTTTATAGTTTTTAAGGTGTCTTTTATTTAAAAGTAATTCAAAAATCGTATGACAAATCGTTCCTCTTAATGCTCCGTCATTTTGACTTTGAGGTACTTTAGTATGATAATTATTCCAATAAACCCAAGAACAAGTTTCGAGAGTTTTAATTCTTGATGCAGATAGGGTTTTTAAAGATTGTTTTTCCATTGTAAAATTTCTTCTTTATTCATTTCGCCGAAATCTTTTTTCGTTGGCAAGGCTATTTGTAATTGCTTTTTATCAAAATATCTTGTCAATTTACTATAGATCTTTTCTGCTCCAATATTACCAGCGTTATTTTTATTTGAATCATTATTTAAACTGATATATATCATCTTTACATCAATTTTTAAAAGATAATTTAAAATACCCAAACTAAGATTTACCCCAAATGTAACTAGAATATTTTTAACTCCAGATTGATATAGGCTTAACATGTCGCCGATACTTTCAACAAGAATTACTTCTCTTTGAGTTTCTATTGCTTCTCCGTTTAAAAATAATGGATAAACAAAATCATTCTTTTCTCCCAAATGTTTCCATTTAATTTTTGATAAATTTGTCACATCTCTACCAGAAAATCCTACTAAATCTTTTTTGTAATTAAAAATTGGAAAAACATATCTATTTTTCATTTTACCAGTTTTAGCTAAACCACCTTTAAATTCTTCAAGAATATTTTGACTTACTCCTCTGTTGAGCCAATAATTTTGATTATTTTCTAATTTAGAAAGAATTTCTATGTCAAATTTTTTTGTAGCTTTTAATAATGGTTTTTCTATGTCGCTGGACTTATGAATAACAAAATTTTTATTTTTAAGCCATTCTTTTGCTTTTTCTGGATTATCTAATTTTAAAGTCATGCCAACTAGTAAACTAAAATCTCCACTTATATTTTCTTTGAAATCAAACCAATGACCAGTATCTTTATAAATTTTTAAAACAGTATCATTGTCACTATCTCTATAAAGAGGTCTAGTTCTATATTCTTTACCGAAATCTTTTAATTTATATCCTAAATCTGTTAGGACTTGATAAACATTTACTTGATCCATTCTAATGCCTCGCTTATTACAGGAAACTCTTTAATAAAGATCTTCTTACATTTTTCTGCAATAAGTCTATGTTCTTTTTGAGTATTTTGTTCTGTTCTTAATTCAATGTAATGAATCCAGCTTCTAAGTGAGCCTTTCATGTACATTGTAGTTTGAGTTGTTAAAGGTAAAATCATTCTTGCTACTTCTTTGGCGATTCCATTTTCTATCATTGTATCGTAACAATGCTGCGAAAGTGATAAAGACTCTATGAGAACCTCATTAACTTTATCATATGCATCTGTATTAGTTGGCATAAGATTTTCGCCTACTTGCCTATTCTTGTCTCCTTGCAAGCGAAGCTCGATGTCTTCAAACTCATTTGCAAGGCTATATCTTTGACTAAATTCTTGAAAACTAAATGATCTATGTCTTAAAATTTGAGCAGCGATTCCGCGACTAGTTTTAATTTCAACACACATATCAACAAGTTCAAATGGGCTCCAATGCTTGTGTTTAATTAAGAATTTTAAAAGTTTTGGAGCGGTTTCAACATTCATTTGATTTGACGGGTTACTAACTCTGGCACAAAATGCTACCAAATCTTCCGCATTTTTAATTCCTTTAATTTCTGGTTTTGTAGTTGATATTAAATCTACATTCATAATAATTCTCCATCATTTGGATTTGCATCGTTTAATTGATGCTGTTCTCTTTGATGTTGGGCTACATCTACAAGAGATCCTCTTTCTTCTATATTGAAATTGGCGACTTGATAATTTAAATAATTTTGAGCCCAAGTTTCTTTGCCAGTTGAATCTAGTCTACGCACTAGATCTTGATGCCCAGCTGCATCTTTACCTTGGAATCTAGTTTTTGTAGGAATTAATTTATGAGTTCCAAAAGATTGACCATCTAAAGTGATTTCATCTAAAGTTTTTCTTCTAAAGATTGCGACAAAAGAAGCGAACCATTGTAATCTATCGGAAAGAGAGATTACCGAGCTATCATCCACTACCTCTGAACCTTTTCTATTAAAACTTTCGCCAGTTCTATTTAACTGCATGGCGGTAACAATTGGACAATGAATTTCCTCAGAAATTCTTTTAAGCTTATCAATTTTATCTCCGATAGCTTGGTGTTCGGCCCAATTTTGGCCAACCTTTTCTCCAGTTAATTTAATATAATCATAAGCGATCATCGCTTGATTTCCTCTTCCAACTTTAGAAAGATACCATCTTCTAATTATAGAACAAATTTGATCTATATTTTTATTTCCTACATGGTAATGAAAATATTCATAGGTTTTAACTTTGGCCCACGCTTCTCTTACTTTTTTAGTCATGTCTTCATTTTTACGCCAATTTCCAGTTTCTAGATACCAAACTGGAACTCCACTTAAGGACGCTACCATTCTCAATTGAATATCTACAGTTTGCATTTCTGTATCAAGAATAAGTGTTTTTGTTTTATTTTTTGGATTAGTAGAAGTTTTAAAGCAAATATCATTTAACCATGTACTTTTACCTTGTCCAGGTCTACTAGCTATTGCATAAATATTACCATTCTTTAAACCACCATACATTCTATTAAATTCTGAATATGGTGTTATTAAACCAGTTTCATCTTTTGGAGTATTACCTATTTCTTCAATTAAATCTTCTAGTCCATCAAAAATATTAATTGGTACATCGTTTTCTGAGTAAGAAGATATTTTTTTATTATAGATTTGATCTATTTTACCAATGATCTGATCTAGTGAATCTTCGCAGTTTTTATTTACATATTCTTTTAATTTATCTGCGGTTTGAGATATTTCTCTTCTTACTCTTAATCTAATAAGTTCTTTGCAAGATTCCATTGTGGCTTGTTCTGTTATTTGCGAGAAAGTTAAATTATCAATATAATCAAATATATTGATTTCATCTTTAAATGATATACCTAGATTCTTGATTTTTTCTGCTAATAGTACTTTATCTACGTTTTCACCTTTATGTTTAATATTTTTAAATACAGTATATATGGTAGAATGGACATCATTATAGAAGTCATTTTCTGTTAAAAATACATCAATATCTGCAAATAAATCTTGATGCTTTAATAGACCGCTTAGTACATGTCTTTCTACTTGTAAAGAGAATATCATTCAGTAATAGATGATACCAAATTAAAAATTAAAAGTCAAGAGTTTTAATCTTTATCTTCGTCGAAATCGTCTTCTTGATTTTTTTTGGCTATTTGATCTGTTGTTGCTTCTAGATTTAATTGATCAATGCTTTGGCTCCAAGTGTTAACATAATATAAAAGTGCCATAGCATTTATTTGATTATCAAATTTTGTATATACTTGAGGTTCGCCTTTACTTGAAAAATTAAACATTATATATCCACCAAAACTGCATTCATCAATTTGTTTTAAAAGTGCGTCTGGAAAATTGAATTTTTTCTTATTTGTCACTACCAGATTTTACACTTAAATAATCAAAATTCCGCACTTTTCTTCTATATATTGTGGTGATAAATTCTTTAAATCACTCTCGTATACTTCTAGGAATTTAAACTCGTTCATTTCAAGCCATTTTTCTTTTTTAACATCTCTCTTTATGCTTTGGAGGTATTTTAATCTAGAATTATTATGAAAAAATTCATTAAAAGATTCGTGTTGATCGCCTTGTATCTCTACTGCTATTTTTTTAGTTGCATTTAATAAATCAACTTTAAGCATAGTGCCATAAACTGGAAACTCTTCGTATACGATATGATTTTTCCAATAAGGGTAAAAGAACTGCTTGAATTTAAATTGCAATTTACTTCTACATTTTCCATCCCAATTTACTAGATATTTTCTTACATTCTTATTAACGAGTTTTCCGTTAATATTTAATAATCTCATGATGTAAGAGTATTTATA